TCTGTCGACGTCTCGGGCGCGGCGCTGGTGGCGCTCGACGTGACGACAGCCGAGGGAGGCGCGCTGACAGGGCAGTTCACGGCCTACGTCTACAACGAAGAGCCTTTCGGTCAACCTGATGGATTCGCGCAGATCACGCCTGTAGCCCACGACGGCGACGGGGCGCTTCATGCTGTCACTGGCACCGCGACCGGATCGGCTACGACCGTGGCAACGGCCACAACCGCAACGGCCGGCGGAGAGTGGGATCTGTGGACGCTGGAGGCGTGCAACACCCACACGGCAGACGTGCTCCTGACGGTCGAGGTCATCGACACCTCGCATTTGGTTCAGATCATCGTGCCCTTCAACAGCGGTATGTTCACCGTGCTGGAGGAGCACCAACTCCGCAACGCGAAGACGCTAAAGGTGTTCGCGGCAGTCGCCAACGTCATCTTCATCCATGCCTTTAGAAAAAGGGTGAATGGCGGACTGGAGTCGTGAGGCGACACCGAGGCCGTACCGACTACATGTGGCGGAAAATCGCGCGCCATGTAGCAACGAGTCCGACATCCGGGGGCGAAGGCGACCTCATCTATCGCACGGACCTGGACGAGTTCTTCGCGTGGGACTCAGCGCGATCGAAGTGGTTGAGCCTGGGCGTGTACGAGGAGACGTTCCTCGGCGTCAACCTCGCTAACGGCACCTACATGGACTGGAACGGGTTCACCTGCACCGCCACGTTCGGGTACGACATTCTCTATGCGGAAATGACGATCGTTGGGTACAGCGTGGTAAGGGACGCGGCGCCTGTAGGGACATCGACATGGCGTGTCGTCAAAAACGGCGGAGCGATCGCACAGACAACGCTTACGAACCCGGATCTGGACGTCTTCGTGACCGACACGAATCTGGACGTGGTGCAGGGTGACATCCTGGGAGGCTTCTACCTGACTGGGCCAAACCCGAAGCCCGACGCCTACATGACGGTCTATCTGAAGGAGAAGGCCGGGTGACGGAGGTATCGAACAGCGTCGAGGTCGAGTTCGTCGCACGCGGAGCGGTCGCCGAGCTCTTCGAGATCATCTCCGAGGCGTGCGAGAATCCGCCACTCTCCCACCCGCACGAGATTCTGCTCGAGGGACCGGCCGGGACGGGGAAGACCCGCGGCGCACTCGAGTTCGCCAACTGGTTCGCAGAGGAGTTCCCTGGCGTCCGCATCCTGCTCACGCGCGCTACGCGGGCCTCGATGAACGAGTCGGTGCTCCAGCTCTACGAGGACTTCGTGCTGGGTCCCAGCCACCCGATCCTGGTCGGGCGGCCCATGACACGCGGGCACCGGGACTACTACTCCTACCCCTGGTCGAAGATCCGCAGTCTCGACGGGCGTGAACGTGAGGGGCAGTCCCGAGTCGTGATCTCCGGGCTCGACAACCCCGACCGGATCATGTCGACCGAGTACGACCTGGCGATCATCTTCGAGGCGACCGAGTGCGGCCTGGACGGCCTGGAGAAGATCAACTCCCGCCTGCGTGCACGGAATGGACCCGTGACGCTGCTGATCTGCGACTGCAACCCGGGCGCGAGGAGCCACATCCTGAACCGCCGCGCGAGCCGCGGGCTCATGCGACGCTTCCTCTCGAAGCACCAGGACAACCCGGTCTACTACAACGACGGCGACTGGACCGAGTTCTGGAAGGAAGTCTACTGGCCGAAGCTCAACAGCCTCACCGATCACCGCCGGAAGAGACTGCTCGACGGCGAGTGGGTCTCCGCAGAGGGCCTGGTCGTCGAAGAGTTCAACCCCGAGGTTCACGTCCTGCGTGGAGAACTGCTGAGAGACCACAACGGGTCGCTGAGACGCACGAACTCCGGGAAGCCCATTCTGGCGGTCGACTCGTGGAACCGAGAGATCCCGATGCAGTGGTTCGCGGGCTCGCAGGATTGGGGGTATCGAGCACCTGGTTCGCTCTCGATCTGGGGCTTCGACTCCGACGACCGCGCATTCCAGGTCTACCAGGCGTACCACACCCAGCGACAGATCCAGTGGTGGGCGAAGCTGGCTTCGGAGTTCCACCGGGAGCTCGGCCTGCGCGCCATCGTCTGCGACAACGACAAGGACAACATCTCGATCTACAACGACCACCTGCGCAAAGTGGGCGACAAAGCCGGCATCGCCATGCCCGCAAAGAAGGGGAAGGACTCCTGGCATCGCTCCTGCGACCAGCTCCGCTGGGCACTCACCGGAAGACACCCCGACCGCCTGGTGGACACCAAAGAGCAGGGACCCCTGCCCGCCTACAACCCGCACATGTTCTTCCTCGAAAGCAACTTAGTTCCTGGGCCAGATCCGGTGCTGGTTGAAAAGGGACTTCCTGTTTGTACCGCAGAGGAGCTCGAGGGGCTGATATGGAAGTCGGTTGCGAACCCGGACACCATGGCCGAGCGTGAGGAGGCTGATCCTTCCCTGCCTGACCATGGGTTCGACGAGTGCCGATACCTATGCGAGTGGAAATGGAAGAGAGGCGGCCAGGTTTCAACTCCAGCGGCTCCGAAGTTCCGAAAGGGCACGCTGGGGGCGGTGCTGGATCACGCTTCGGTCCTACGGGAAAGCTGGAAGCGCGGGGGCTGATCGCCCGGCGCTGGGGCGAGTCCGTCACTGACTGGCTCATTCGGGCCATCATCTTCCATGCCCTGCAGGGCATTCCGGTGCATGTCATCGGCCTGCACCCCTTCGTCGTCGAGGAATACATCGACGAGGCCATGCGGGTCTACGAGCTCTCGAGCGTGCCGAAGAAGCTCGCATTCGCCGGCCGCGCGGTCTGCATCCACCCTCGCGTCGGCCCCCTGGACCTGCACCTGCAATAGACGTTCATGGCGCTCACCAACGATCCCGAGGAGCTCTTCCATGAGGTGAAGGCGGCCGAGTTCTTCCGCGACGCGCGCCTTCAGACCTACGACGCACAGCTCGCACGCTATCACGGGCCCTTCTTCCGGGACGATTCACCGCACGGGGAGTGGTATCCCGAGAACCGCTACTTCACGTCCATCGCATCTGCGCTGCCTGCCTATGCGTTCCTGCCTCCCCGGTTCCACTGTCGGACCAGTCGAGCCGGGTCTCAACGCGACGTGGCAGAGGCGATAGGCCACTTCCTGAACCGCTGGGCCGTGGAGACCGAGCTCGACAGCGTCGCGGAAGAGGTGGTCCGCGACTGCTTCTTCAATTGGGGCGTGATGCTGACCACCCAGGAGGCGATCACCGGCGAGGATCTGGTCGACAAAGCCTGGCTCACGGTCGAGGAGGACGACTCGAAGACCTGGACGCGAAAGAGGCGCGAGAAGCCCGTCCGGCGCCGGCGGCCGAAGACCTACCGCATCAGCCAGCGCCGCTTCCTCATGGACCCCCTGGCCGATTCCGCACGCTCGCCGCGCTGGATGGGACACGGCTGGCGCCGATCGCGCAAGGCGCTCATTCAGGAAGCCCTGGACGATCCCGATTCAGGCTGGGATCTCGACCAACTGCACGACATGGACCCCGAGACGTCGGCACAGCCGATGGGCGAAGTGGAAACCATGTCGGAGGATCGCGCGCATCGCCCGAACCTCAACCGCGACGACCTCTACGGCTGGGACATCTGGATGCCCGAGTACCGGCTGAAGGAGTCCGAGGGTCCAAAGGGTGGGTTCCACGGGTCGTGGTTCACCCTGAGCGTGTACGAGGCGCGCGACGGTCAACAGAAGTACGAGTGGCTCCGCAAGCCGCGGCCCTACTACGGCCCTCCGTGGGGCCCGTATTCCCTCTGCGGGCTCTACACAGTCGGAGATGAGCCGTACCCCCTGGGACTCCTCACCGCGATGGAGGCACAGATCACGGACGTCAACCGTCGCGCCCTCGCCATCCAACGCGCCGACGTTAGCTACAAACGGATCATCCTGTACGACGAAACCGACGTCGAGACGGCGCTGAAGATCCAGAACACGCCCGATCAGTTCTTCGTCGGCATCCCCGGCTTCGACAACGCCGGCGTGAAACAGGTGGAAGTGGGCGGCTCGAGCCGTGAACAACACGAGGGCCTGGCCGTCTCCACCGAACGTCTCGACCGCATCATGGGCGAGGACGACGCGAGCCGCGGGTTGGTTACAGGCCGTGGCACGGCCACCGAACACCAGAACGCGCAACAGGCCCGCACGCTGAAGAGCGCCTGGCCGCGGAAGATGATCCAGCGCGCCCTGCTCGCCGCCGCGCGCACCGCGGCCTGGTACGCCTACCACGATGACCGGGTGGTGTCGGCCCTGGGCCCCGAAGCGTCGCAGGCCATGGGCATGACCGAAGCCTGGTTCGAGGGCGGCTCCTTCGAGGACGGGTCGGGCGCCACGTTCTACGACCTGGAGCTCACGATCGAGCTCGTGAGCGATCCGACAACGCGCGTGCCCGAGGTTCTGCAGGGGCTCGAGGTCGCGGCCAACTTCGGGCCGGCCATGGCGGCGGCACCCTGGATGCCGTGGCAGAAGTTGTGGAAGCGCGCGAGCGAAGCATTGCGAATGCCCGAGCTCGAAGAGATCAACATGGAGGCGTTCAACAAAGTCGTCGCACAGGGCATGTTGCCCGCCATGGGCTCGATGCCGCGCATGGCCTCGGACATCGGAAGATCAGGTGGAGGGGGGGGTCGGTCAACGAGCCCCGGCTCGCTCACCGGCCTTCCGAGCGCGCCAAAGCTCCCCGGGGCACCATCGTCCCAGGGATCGGCCCCCCCCTCCCTTTCGCTCGTTGGGGGCGGAAAGGCCGCAGGCTAGATGGAACACCTTTTCCGAGACACGGATGGGAACGAGATCGAGCGGAGGTATCGCGTGCGCGCGCCCGAGTCGATCACCGTGAAGGGCGTGAAGTACGCGCACGCGGGGATGCTCGCGCCGAGCCTCGCGCCTTCGGTCGGTCGCACCGGGCGCCGCGGCCACGATGGCTACTTCACCGCGCACTCTCTCCCGCGTGACGTGGGCAACTCCATGGGTCTGTATGACCGCGTGGACACGAAGGGCCGGCCACAGTTCGCATCACGCTCCGAGCGTGAACGCGCGCTGACGAACCTGAACCGGATCGGCTACGACTACCAGTACAACGAGAAGCCCGAGGTGAACGTCGAGAAGGAGTCGACCGACATCGCTCGTCCGCACAAGGCGCTGCGCAACAAACTAGGGAAGCTGGAAGCAGCAGGACAGAAGGACGTATGGGAATCGACGACGACGACATCATCCGAAGCGGAGTAACGACCGAGCTCGTGGGCCTGGGCGGCCCCAACGGACAGGAAGACCCGGACCTCATCGGTTCGGACGCCTGGCGCAAATCCACCGAGGAGCCGACAGGTCCCGACCGCGAAGACATCGACCTCGCGCACGCGAACACGTTGCGTGATGATTCGATCTTCGATCGGTTCCGGCAGCTCGAAGAGAACAAACCAGGGTCGGCAGAAGACGCCCTGGAACTAGAGGAAACTTTCGATGGGGGCGCCCCTCGGGAGAGATCTACGCAACCGGAGACGCCGGCAGAAGCACCGCAACAGCGCACGGCCCTCACGCGGGAGTCAGCGGTCAACCTTCTGAAGCGTCACACGCGCGTAGACGACGCCATGCTGGAGGGTCTGGGAGAGGATCTAATCATCTCCTGGGCCGAGCGCGTACAGCCACTCTGGCGAGAATCTCAGCAGAACTTCCAACGTGTCAAAGAGCTCGAGAACGCAACGCCCCCTCCCCGCGCTGGGGAAGGGACCGCACGCGATGACGGGGTAGACGTCTTCGCACCGATCCGCGAACACTCCGAAGAGGCGGCGCACGGGGAGCCCAGCGCCCAACCCTCGCCAATAGGGGTTAACTTCGACGATCTGGAGCGTGAGTTGGGTGAAGAGCTCGGAGACACGGGGAAGAAGCTCGTAGCCACCCTGAAGACGGTCGCCGCGGAGAATCAATCTCTTCGGCAACAGGTCTCCCAGACAGCATCACGACAGGAGCAACGGGATGTGACAGTCGAGCTCGAAAGGCTCGCCACGTCGACATACCCGCAGCTCGCCAACAACAAAAAGCTGCAACGGGATGTCTACGAGCAGGCTGTCAGGCAGGTGCGAACCGGCCAGTACGACAGCTACGGCCAGCTCATCGACCACGCCGCCCTGTTGGTTCTCGGTTCACCCCGAGGCGGGACGGATGGCGGAGCTGGTGCGCGAGACCTCGATCGCCGCGATCGGGGAACCCCGAGCGTCCAGGGCACTCGCGTCCCGGGCGGCGCTTCAACGCACTCCATGAGCGGAGAGGATCGTGCCTACGACATGTTCCAGAAGCTCGAGGCGGAGAAGAACCGTAAGGAGACGCTCGGTATCCCTTACTGATTCTGGAGAAATAACAACTCATGGGCTCCATGGCCGACTTTGGGGATTTCATCCTCAGCACCACGCAGGCATACCTGCGCGGTCCCAAAGTCGTCATCCGTGAGGCTGTCGAAAACACCTACCTTTTCGGCGACCTCATGGTCGGTGCCGGGATGCGTGACATCCTCCAGGGTGGATCGAAGATCAGCGACTCGCTGACTCTCGAAGACCCTGGACTCGCGCAAACCTACGGCTCCGGCGATGACCAATTCACATGGCGCAACCCGCAGACACTCGTTGAGTGGTCCGTGGAATGGCGCTTTGCCCTCACGCACTTTGCCTGGACCGATCAGGAAAAAGGGCTGCAGGGCACCGGCGAGATGACGCAACGCGCTCGCTTCAAAAAGTTCAAGGACATCTACGACAACAAAGTGGGGACGGCCTACCAGTCGCTCTACAACCTGCTCGAAGGTCTGCTCTGGGCGGTTCCCCAGATCGCCGATTCGGAAGCGGCGTCGGGCGAGAAGCCCTACCCCATCCCGGCTTTCCTGAACGAACAGACCAACGGCCTGTTCCACTCCGAAACGACCGCCTCGGGCTCCGCATGGACGGAAGTGGAGGGCATCGCGCCCGCCACCTACGCCAATTGGGTGCCGCAGCAGGAGACCTACGCCTCGCTGTCGGCGACGGCCTCCGACAATCTGCTCGAGGGCATGGACAAAATGATGCTCGCCACGATGTTCAAAGCATTCCGTGGCGGCCGGGACTACTTCGAGCGGTCCATGAAGGCGAAGAAGATGATCTGCTGCTCGAACTTCGGGTGGCGGTCGCTGGTCGACATCATGCGGCGTTCGCAGGATCTCTTCGTCACCCAGGGCCGCCAGGACGCGGCCTACTCCGAGCCGACCTACGCGGGCATCCCCGTGATGTTCACGTCGGCCCTCGACGACGCAACGCTCTACCCTCTGAGCACCGCGGTTGCCACCGAGTCGAACGCGACGCTGGGCGGCCCCCGCTACTACTGGATCGACAGCGAGTACCTTCGCCCTGTCTTCCATCGTGACCGTTTCATCAAACAGCACACGGTCAAGGAACATCCGAATCAGCCGTTCACAAAGATCGTCCCGATCGACGTCTGGTACAACCTCGTGTGTCGCAGTCGGAAGCGTCAGGGCATCCTGTCTCCGTCTGTTGACCTTCTTCCGTAGAAAGGAGGGATGAACCATGCCTGGTAGTGGAGCACCCACCTCGGGACCGTCTTCAGGTTACACGGGACTTTTCCCGGCGAACTGGGACGTCCCCGTAACGAACCGCAAAGGATCGGCCGTCGCCGTTGGCGAGCTCGTCCGCTGGGACATCACGGGCTCTCAGGCCGAAGTGTCCACCATTTCGACGAACCTCGGTGATGCCGACCATCCGGGCGGCAACATCGTGCAGTCGATCGTCATTACCTCGGCCTCGGCCGCGGGGACCGTGGACATTCTCGCTCACGGATTCTTTGGGGTGGTGATCGACCTGTTGAATGACGCAGGGGCCGACAACACCCGCGTCCTCGTTCGCATCGAGGGCTATGTGGAGATTGCGAACGTCCTGGCCGCCGATGCGGTCGAAGCGGGCGAGCAACTCACCTGCAACGCTCTCGCCCTCGGCTACGCCGACGCCAGCGGCGCGAAAATCATCGCGGTCGCAGCTAACGATAAGGCGTCTGGAGACCTGGGCGCGGATCAGATTTCGTGTTGGTTCTCCGGCTACAACGGCTTCGGCACCTCCGTCGAAGCCTATGTGCCTGTCTGATCTCCGTTTGGAGTGAACCTCCGGGGCCGGCTCGATCCTGACGGGTCGGCCCCACTACCCCAACGCACACACACCCATGGTCCTCTCCTACCAGGAAGCCGATGCGCACGTTGCCCACACGCTGGGCGGCGAGCCGCACCCGACTCTGCCGAAGCAGCACATCATCAACGGTGCCGGCCGCTTCTTCATGAACCACTACCCCTGGCAATGGTCCGTGGGCCGTTCGACGCGCCTCTCATGGAAGGCCAACATCGACCTGTCGGCCGCGACCTGGGACGAGGGCTCGCTCACGCTCACGCTCACAGCCGCCTTCACCAACTACAACTTCAACGAAGGCGATCGCCTCGAGATCACCGCCGGCGCGAACGCGGCCGTAGGGAAGGTGGTCGAGGTTGAGAGCCGCACCAACGACGACGCGATCGTGCTGAAAGAGACGATCTCGGCCCAGATCGACCCGGACACCGCGGCGGGTTCCGCAGACACCAACACCGACATCGCGGGCACGATCGAATACGACTACCTCGAGTTGCCCTCGGACTTCGGCGAGATCACCGCCATCGACGCGACGGACTCGCTTCTGCGTGAGCTCAATCCGACGTCTCTCGCGCACATCCTCGAGTTGCGCTCGAACCCGATCGAGGTCACGACCTGGTACTACTGGGTCGCCGTCAACCACCAGGTGCTCGACAACGGCGGCGTCACGCCCATTCTCGAAATCTGGCCGACGCCCAACTCGACCGAGTTCGGCACGGTGACGATCTTCTACCGCTCGACGTGGAACAACATCGGCGACGGGGACATGGTGCCGATCCCCGACTTCTGCCAGGAATACTTCCTCCAGATCCTACGAGCGTTCGCTCGAGGCTACGAGGAGGAGGACGCGGGCACGCTCGATCAGCGCATCACGGGCGTCATCGGTGGCCCGATCGGCCGTGCCGCGCGGCGCTTCGACGGCGCGCAACAGTCGAACATGTGGCTGGGTCCGATCCTGAACGGCGCGATCCAGATGGTGTCCACCCCCGAACAAACCCCCTTCGCCCGGTCCCCCGTGGCGCACCCCTCCTGAATCATCATGGTTGGATCTCTAAGCGACCAGGTCGACATCCTCGAGGCGACCGTCTTTACCGACGACATCTCGAGCCTCACCTACGACGACGACGGAGACGTAAGCGGATTCCCCTTCAGCCTCACAGGTGTCGGTGAGTTCACGAACAAAGAGCTCTTCTCGGCAGGCAAAATTATCACGATCGTTAGCGGAACGTCGATCAGCACAGGCGACTTCATCATCGCCGACAGCAGCCTGGGCAACACCGACGATCGAATCGTGCTGACGTTGTCCGCGGGAGTGGCCGGTGACGGCTCGGCGGACATCAATATCACGGCCACGACGGGCGACGTCGTGGGCCGCTGGCGTTCATCGAAAGCCTGGGAGGAGTACGACCTCACGGTGCACACCACGGGCACCTTTGGCGGCGGGAACGTGGTAGTCGATTTCGACACCTCTCCAGACGACCGCACGACCAGCGTCAACATCGCCGGCGGCACGACCGGCTCGATCACGACGGCGACTGCGACGCAGTTGACCCCGTCGGGCGACCTCTATAAGCACGTCCGCGCCAACATCACGGACAGCCTCACCGGGACGAGTGCGGTCACGGTCATCGCGCGTATTCACGGACGGAGGGTGGACTGATGCCCCAGGCTTACCACGACAATTTCGTGCTGCTTTCCGAGCAGGGGCTCAACTCGGCGTCCGGCAACATCACAGGGGGCTGGTTCGTGCTCCCCAATACGAAGGAGTTGCGCATCACCACGATCGTTGCCAACTCCGACGTTACCGCGGGCTCGGTCTCCGTCACCATCCAGACGAGCCCAGACGGCGGGCTGACGGCATTCACGCTGGCAACGACCATCGCCCTCAATGTCAACAGCACAACCGTCTCTACGCCTGCGGCGAATTCCTATCGGCACATCCGCGCAACGATGTCAGAGGCGCTCGTAACAGGCCAGATGGACCTCGACGTGCGTGCACACTTCCTGCCCGAGTCGCTCATCTGAACGATGAAAGCCCCCCTCGACTACCCCCTCGGCGGACTCTCGGACAACCTCGAGTTCGGGAAGCAGCCGCCCGGCACGTCTCCGGTCCTGCTCAACGAGCGGTCCCTGGACCCGAAGACGGGCCGTAGGCGTGGCACGCAACGCGAGGGGCTCAGGAAGTTCAACCCCAACCAACTCGCCGGCACGAACCCCGTGCGGCACATCCGCAGCTTCACCCGTTCCGAGAACCTCATCACCTACATCCCGAAGACCACAGGCGGGAGTTCGACCACCGACGACGAGGAGACCTACTCTCCGCTGTTCGAGAAGCAGGCCAGGAAGAAGTCGGATTGCCGGATCATGGCGACCGATCGGCAGTCGAACCTCTACGTCAACGACGGGAACAGCTCGATCGAGAAGCTCTCGGCCGATGGCGAGCCGATCTGGCGCCTCGAGCTGCCCGTCGTCGAGCGTGAGCACGTCGTCCGGGCCCTGGACATCGACGAGCAGGGCAACATCTACGCCGCGGTCTCCTATCGCGGCCCGGCGGTGGCGCCGAACGAAGTGATCGGCGGCAACCCCGAGGGCGTGCGCATCTGGAAGTATCGGCAGGAGGAGATCAGCGAGCAGCAGGACCCCTGCAAGGAGCTCGCCGAGCCGACGAGCCTGGAGTGGGAGGTCGAGCCGAATCGCTGGGTCGAGCGCCTGAAGGTGCGCCGCGGCTTCCTCTACACGATCCAGAACGAGCCGTCGACCAACCGCGCCTTCCTATCCATCTACGGCTCGATCAACACGTCGAAGCCGCGCCTGTTCGCCGAACGTGAGGTGCCCCACCCCACCAACGACATCTCTGTGGGCCTGGACGGCTCGATCTACGTCGCGTCCGACTTCGAGGTGG